TGTCGGAAGTCCTGGGCAAGAATCTGGTTGATGGGTCGAATGTTCTCCTCCTTCAGGTAGGTGGACTCAGAACGACGAAAAGCCTCGTTTGTGAGGTCCTCCGTCGAATCCTCGGATTCGTACCGAGGTTCTGTGTCCAATCCTTGAAGTAGGTCGAAGAGAACATTCTCCTGGGGGGGGCCACCCCCGAGCTCCATCTCAGAATCTGTGAAGATTCCGATTGGAACTCGGAGGGCTCGGAGATAATCGAAACCTGGAACCGGAAGGCTCTTGGCAAAAGGTGCCAGGAAGTCGTGTATGTAAACACGACGAGCCAACCGGGCGTCCAGATCAGGATTATCGACGAAGGCGAGCCCCAGGCCCCCATGGGTCGAGGGAACGTCCAGTGAGCGGGGGGTCTGCCGCAAATTCATCAGATTCCTTCTGATGAACTCGCGGCGCATCTCTTCGGCGAATCCGTAATAGAATTGGGCCTCTTTGTAACAATAAGAGAGGCTTTTTCCGTAACGGGTCATCGTAGAGACCTTCCCAGTATGCTGGACGCGACCGTCGTAAAACAGTTGGGAGTTCACACAACAGAAGTGTGGGTCTATGAAATTCTTTCCAATGGAAAGATCCAGACCCACCTTTGGTGCGTTCTCCCGCCATGTATTAATGACGTCCCTCGAACCACAGGCAACCACATCATCTCCATTAATAAGGTACATTCCCTCCCTGAATCCAGAACGACTTACAATGAAGTCGTTAAGGAAACAAAGGAGAGGGAACGAGAGGAGACTTCCCATGAGCTGGCCAGAGGTCTGCTTTCCGACTTCCCCCCCAGGATAACGAATATCATGGGGGGAGACCTCGTAGCGGACCCAGGCCTTTGTAGGCTCATGGTCAATCTCCGAGAGGAGACCTTCAACCAACGCATTCGTGACGGACATCGGAAAGTTATCCGTGGCGGCGGTGTAATCACCACTCAGCCACAGATCCTCTCCGGTCCGCTTCGATGCTATTGCTTGAATCTCGCCCTCGATCCTGTAAATCCATTCGAGTTTTCGATCAAAGTCCGGAGCTAGACCCCAGCTAACACCATGTGTTAGACAAAACTGAGGTTTAGTCTTAAGGTAGCGAAAGAGGGACTTCTGCAAAGGTTGTAAGACCTTCGTGGAAGCTTCCGCCTTCGTTATCATCCGGACCTTGAGGGGCTCTGGAATGGCCACCGCTTCCACTTTGGGAGCGTGGAAAGGTGGGTATTCAGGAAAAAGGTACGAGATGGAAATATCGTTGGGCCGATGGGGGTACTCTTGCTCCTCTACCTCAAAGCGGTAGAAGGGAGCAATGTCCTGGGAGACAGTGGCGGACAGACACTTAATGGTCTGTCGCCATTCACCCGTCAAGTTGTGGGCATGAAAATCAACATGCTGCCGATATGACGTGATGAGTCGTTCCAGGAGTTCCAGAGTACCCCGGATTTGGTCCGTCTCGTACACCGTTACCCCCTCAGGAGAGAAATTTCTCCAGAAGGAGGGGACGGCACATGAGACACGAATATTTCCGGTCACCTGCGTTCGCGTATGGCTATTCCGCTTCACTTTGAGTACAGCGTATTTGCTGAACCCTTCCGGGCGCCCTTCGAGAAGGGAGGACCGAGATGGAGTGGGATGAACCTGGACTGGAAGGTGGAACCGACGCCAGAAGGCCCTTTCATCCTCGAGTACCGTCGAACTCGGATCGTCTCCCGCTAAGCGAGAGCCGAACTCCAGGTTCGACGTGACTAGGATGATTGGGCTACTGAACTCGGTTCCCTTCATATCCAAGTGAGCCATAGGAAGAACGTACCTATTGGTGGAGACCAGATGTTCGAATTCCACGAGATCGGAACGGTTTTGGGTATTCTGGCCCAGGTCGTCAAGAACGACGATGGGCTGACCCGAGTAACCGTCCCAATGCTCCGTGGAACACGAACGGGAGTACACGAGCTCCCTCCCCTTTCGCGAGGGGAAGAGCTCACGACCAAGGGCGGAAATCAGTCGTGAGAGAGCAGTTGTCTTTCCAGAACCTGGAGGGCCAAATAGGCCTAAGACAAACGGCTCAGGACGACTGATTCCGTCTTGGAGCGAGAGATACAGAGGTCCCTTGTGGATCTCTAGTCTCTCAGAGAGCGCCTGACGCGCTCCACCTTGCAAGCGATTCTTCTCAACGGTTGCCCGAGTATTGGGCAGGGAAGTTCGGAATGGATCATAGTCTTTTGCTACGAAACTTCCGACCTTCTTGCCGTACTCGTACAGTTCCCTCAGGAACTCTTGAGGAACGGAGAGTGTCTCCTCCTGGGGACGACATAATGATTCCCGGTGCTTTTTATAAGCATCGGCGATCATGTCGGCCCCCACCGGAGCACAAATACTCTTCGACTCAAGCAAGTTCTTGTAGAAACGGACGCGGCCGGGCCGGTCGTTGAGGAATCGCTTGTTCAATCGAATCTGGGTGGCAGGAGGAAAAAGAGGCATAGGACCCCCCGCAAAGGGGGCCTCGGGCCTCTCTTGTTCCGCCTGAACACAGAAAGCATCTACCAGGGCATATTTAATCGCCTTCACGAGATTCATCTCTGATGAGGTGACCGGAAGGTTCTTTAAATACCACTGGGTGAGATGCCAGCGTCGATTACGAGACGTCCG